ACGCTGTGTGTGTTAGTTAGTGTGTGTTTAGATTGCGAAGGTCATGGCTTTTCAAGGTACCAGTAGGACGTTAACTCAACAGTCCTCGGCGGCGTCGTCTGACGACTTACAGAAGATATTATTCAGCCCCGATGCCATCAAGAAGATGGCTACTGAGTGTGACCTAGGTCGACATCATTGGATGCGCGCGGATAACGCCATCTCTGTCAGACCTCTCGTTCCCCAAGTAACCAGTAACAATTTATTGTCTTTCTTTAAATCTGGGTATGATGCCGGTGAATTGCGCTCTAAAGGCTATATGAGCGTTCCTCAAGTGCTGTGTGCCGTTACCAGGACGGTTTCTACGGATGCTGAGGGTTCTTTGAAAATTTATTTGGCTGACCTAGGTGATAAAGAATTATCCCCAATTGATGGGCAATGTGTTACTTTACATAATCATGAGCTCCCTGCTTTGATATCTTTCCAACCTACCTACGATTGCCCCATGGAATTAGTTGGCAATCGGCATCGATGTTTTGCGGTAGTCGTTGAGAGACATGGTTATATTGGTTACAGTGGTACCACTGCTAGCGTGTGTAGTAACTGGCAAGCTCAGTTTTCTTCAAAGAATAATAATTATACACACGCCGCTGCTGGTAAGACTCTTGTGTTGCCTTACAACAGATTAGCTGAGCATTCGAAACCGTCAGCCGTTGCTCGCCTGTTGAAGTCGCAGTTAAACAACGTTAGCTCATCGCGCTATCTTTTGCCGAACGTTGCTCTTAACCAAAATGCGTCTGGGCACGAGTCCGAGATTTTAAACGAAAGCCCTCCCATCGCTATAGGGAGTCCGTCCGCGTCCCGTAACAATAGCTTCAGATCGCAGGTGGTTAACGGTCTTTAGTGTTTTGTTACGTTGTACCTATGTATATATATACTACGTTTATCTTCCGTATGTAAATACATGTGAGTCTAGAGTCCCGTGTGAGTTGTAACGGTAGACATCTGTGACGCGAAGCCGCTTGAAGATTTCCCATCTGGGGTTAGTAAGTCCACATCACAGTTTTAAGGTTCAATTCCTTTTGCTCCCTGTTGGGCCCCTTACTTTCTCATGGATGCTTCTCCGCGAGTTAGCGTTTAGTTGTTCACCTGAGTCGTGTGTTTTCTTTCGCGTCTTAGTGTGTCTATGGACAAATCTGGATCTCCCAATGCTAGTAGAACCTCCCGGCGTCGTCGCCCGCGTAGAGGTTCTCGGTCCGCTTCTGGTGCGGATGCAGGGTTGCGCGCTTTGACTCAGCAGATGCTGAGACTCAATAGAACCCTCGCCATTGGTCGTCCCACTCTTAACCACCCAACCTTCGTGGGTAGTGAAAGCTGTAAACCCGGTTACACTTTCACATCTATTACCCTGAAACCACCTGAAATTGAGAAAGGTTCATATTTTGGTAGAAGGTTGTCTTTGCCAGATTCAGTCACGGACTATGATAAGAAGCTTGTTTCGCGCATTCAAATCAGGATTAATCCTTTGCCGAAATTTGATTCTACCGTGTGGGTTACAGTTCGGAAAGTACCTTCATCATCCGATCTTTCCGTCGCCGCCATCTCTGCTATGTTTGGCGATGGTAATTCACCGGTTTTGGTTTATCAGTATGCTGCGTCCGGAGTTCAGGCCAACAATAAGTTACTTTATGACCTGTCCGAGATGCGTGCTGATATCGGCGACATGCGCAAGTACGCCGTCCTGGTTTATTCGAAAGACGATAAACTAGAGAAGGACGAGATTGTGCTTCATGTCGACGTTGAGCATCAACGAATTCCTATTTCACGGATGCTCCCGACTTAGTCCGTGTGTTCACCGGCGTCCGAAGACGTTAAACTACACTCTCAATCGCGAGTGCTGAGTTGGTAGTATTGCTCTAAACTGCCTGAAGTCCCTAAACGTGTTGTTGCACGGGGAGCGGGTTGTCCATCCAGCTTACGGCTAAAATGGTCAGTCATGCCCTAAAGGCATGCCGACATCTTACAAGATTGTCGAGGTACCCTTGAAATCATCTCCTAGATTTCTTCGGAAGGGCTTCGTGAGAAGCTCGTGCACGGTAATACACTGATATTACCAAGAGTGCGGGTATCGCCTGTGG